TTAAAACGCACACGAAGAGACGAGGCAGTAACACAAAAATCTCTCACTTAGAGAGATTTTTGAGTAAATATCTTCATGTTTTAGCAGACTGATGCTAATAGGTCCACAACCTTTATGTATTCTTCTTCATCATCGTGGTGACCTCTTTTTTTGAATTTGTAAATTAAAGAAGTGTCAGAATTATTAACCATCTTATCAAAAATTTTTTTATGGATAGAGAAAATGGTCGCCAGGGATATCAGTTGACCAGTTATTGAAAAATGTACACTGCGGAGAGATAATCATAATAAATGTACAAGTGTGACATTGGTTTGCCAAGTGAAGGCATAACATCCCACAAGAATTTTTGTACCGTATATAGATTTTTATACTCCTTATTCCATGGCATAAACGTACGTTCTAGCATCGCCTTGACTGGAACGACTGGGCCTCCCTTCCAAATCGTGTACTTGTAAAATGTCGGGCAATCATCGAGTTTATTCGCATTATGGCGTTTGATGTCAAGAAATTTAATTTCCATACCTAGATCGATTGCACGCTTACAAAATCGTTCCTTTAATTTAATAGGATCCATCTTACTGTCTTTACAGACAGTAACAAAGTCATCTCCACCGATGATGAAGTTGAATTTTTTTGCAATACCAGGACCAACGCAATATATTTGTGCTATAAGGTTAATGAGACTACCCAACAGTGAAGTCTCCTTTACACCCGAGGGTAATCCGTGAAACATCCTGTACACCTTACCGCCTGGAACGTAATAGTCTTTAAGAATGAGTGAGTCGTATATTGCAATAAAATGCCTATCAACACGTTCATCATCAAGATCATAAAAACACCTCCAAACGGCAACTGCTACAGTTATTATATTCGCGTAGAGTGTCGAATCAAATCTTCTCCAGTCACCCTCAAGAGCAAAAGAAGAATAGAGCAAATCCTTGTTGTAGCGATACCAATCAAGGAAGTTATTACCAATGTAAATCGGACCCTTCTTAGCCTCTTTTAAAAAATCGACTATAGTGTCTGACCATGGTGAAGTTGTAAGTAATGCATGTAATTCAGGCATATGTACAGCTCTTGAAACGGCAATCTCGTTATTATCATACTCCACCTCTTTCTTGCCCCTTGCGCCAATAGTGTAGACGCCGGGGATAATATTGTTGTGATTAAGTTTCTCTTTACCATCAAGAACTTTCCAGCGTTTCTTGGCTAAGTCATGCCCTAGCTTGATTGCTTCACCTTTTGTACGTTTCAGAAATATTTCCTCAAAACGGAATCCGGATTTCGTCTTCGCGTTTAGCCTACAATGAAGCATGCTATCGGCATCAAGCGCAGGAAAAGTTGGGATATATTTAAGCTTCCTAAATAATACACGAATAGTCGGAAAGAAGGTTTCTTTTATAAAACTAAAGTCTGGGCGACTTGAATGCGGTCCAACGCACTCAGGGTTGAGCGTTCTGTTCAGTGTGTGGACATTCGTCTCGTAACATCCATTTATCACAACACATCTATCAACATCTAGATTATACTTATCAAAAGTGTCTTTATATTTATGATAGAAGAAGTTCGCGCTTATGTGTGGCTTATAAATGGTCTGATCCCTCCCACTGAACCTAACCGACGACTTACCCATATAAATCCCATTGACACTATCTGCCTTGAGTGCTTTAACATTATTTGTGTCCACCTCAGAATGTAAAAGACCGTCAACCAATTTACAAACCTTACCTAATGGACGGGAATTTAGCCGCTTGGAACGCTTTCCAGACGATTTCTTTTTCTTTTTCCTATTCGTTTTAGCATTTAGCCTACTTATAGAACCAATCTTTCTGAAACCTTCGCAAACAATATCATCTTCTTCTACAAGTTTGAAGGATGAAAAATTTTCCTGAAAATAGCCACACAAGATTTTAACAAATTTAGAAAATTTTAAAAACCTTGCGTATGGTGTGGACCTTAAACCAAAGGGATAAGGCCCTCTCTCTCACCAAGAGAATACTTGGTGAAAGCGCTCCTGCGAAACTCAGCTAGAAACTGCTTCTTGCCACGTCTAACCAAATTTTTCCGAATTTTTTTATTCATTTCATTGTCTTCCGTGAGACGACCATTCGAGATCATCTCCTTAATCAAATTATCAGCAACCCGTCCTAATAAAACAACTTTCGTAAAAGGTATCAAATCAGAATCAACCATTAAAATACGGTAAAGTAAGCGGATGTTAGAAGTTTTACTCTCAAGTATGACATCTAGCTTTCCTTTATATTCATTCATGATGTTATGTCGCCCAATTCGAGTTTTAGACTCCCTTATAGCAATTGACTGCTCGTAGTTCAGGACTGCAACCTCGCGCTTAAGTTGATCTAGAGCGGTAGCCTCCGTTTCTGAAACGATGCCAATGTAAGGCGTCCCTTTTTTTTCAATACTCTCTGACAATTTTATATTAATAGCGGAAAGTAACATTGAAATGACAAAATTTTTTGACTGCTGTATCTTTGCAAGTAATCCAAAGAAAGGCATTTCACCCTTTGAGTTTTTAAAAGTTGCAAAGTTGTAATCTAACTTAATATCTTCAATTTCATCAACGTAGACATTATTAGAAATTTTATTAACAAGAAAAACTTTCCAGGCAGCTCGTGTTTCTTGCTGTTGTGAGATTATACCTCCGCACTGCGTGTCAAAAGGGCATATAGGGATGTAATTTGTAACCTCGGGAAGATTCTCTCCTCGAGGATCAAAAACTATTGCCTCTTCACCATTTTCGGTAACGGTGACTAACTGTCCCCTCACATCCAGTTTGAGCTCAAGGGGTTCAACAAGCCACTTATCAAATGCTTCTGAATTAAATCTAGGCGTTACATCAACATTCTCAATTTTCTCAATTAGTTTATCTTTAACCAGCTTCTTCTCAAATTCGTCGTACAACTTTTCATTTGTGATTGAGACCATTAACCTCCCTCATAAATTTCTTTAACCCACATTAAACCAAATGCAAAGACCATACAGGCAATAGTGGTTACGACGGATCTTTGAATTTTGTTAGTGACAGCGTCTTCAACATCAACCCCTTTTTCTTTGCAGGCGATTAAAGTTGAACTAACACTTGCAGCATATTTCATTGTTCTCGATGGAGATTTAGCAGACTTTGCTATCCCAGCGATAACACCCGTTTTGTTACGGGTTTCTTCAGCTGCAGCGCCTAACGAGCTAATCGCCAAAGATACGCAGATGATCGCGGCACCCTTAGCGACTCGTTTTATAAGAGGTTTGATTTTATTTGACAACTTATTGAACTTACCACTTTCTTTAGTAGGTCCAGAAAATCTTCTTCTGAAATACATAGTTAAATTCCTTTCCGCGTAGCGGAAGGTAGTGTAATAATAAATTTTCCGCCATTCTCCAAGTTTGGCAGATGTACGCATAGCGTAGAAAATAACCGTTATCAGGAGACGTAACGGTACCAAGTCCGGGAATCGAACCCGAATTGCACGAAGCAACACTCACCAAGTGTATATTTTAAAATTTTTAAAACGCACACGAAGAGACGAGGCAGTAACACAAAAATCTCTCACTTAGAGAGATTTTTGAGTAAATATCTTCATGTTTTAGCAGACTGATGCTAATAGGTCCACAACCTTTATGTATTCT